GCACAAAAACTTTCTGCGCAAGAGTTTTATAATCAACGTGCATTAGCTGGTACAGGCGGCGGCTTTTCTCCACTTGCAGGTGGGTCACCTTTCTACAGGATTTAAGTCATGAGTGGTATTTCCCCAACTGATGCTATTTCTTTCGGTCAAGCAAATAATGACGACGAGCTTGTTACAAAGTCTTATTTTGAAGAGCTTTTAAAAGCAAAAGAAAAACAAGACGCCAAAACTGACGCAGAAAAAACGGCTCAAAAACAAAAAACAATTGGAGAAATTCATCGTAGCTATAAACAACAAATTCGCAGTGGCGTTTTAGATCCTTTATCTGCTTCTCAAGCTTTCAAGGAAGAGGCCAAAGGTTACGGAGGACCTGCTAAGCGTACACGGTTAGCCACAACGCTTGCAGACCTGCGTCCTATCCCTGGGTATGATCCGGGAGATTATGCTAATAGAGAACGTGCTAAACAAGAAAAAGCAGCAATTCTTGCAAGGCCGGAAACATGGCAAGAAAAAATTAATAAATTAACGGATCGCACAGGTCCTATACAAGAAAAAATTGACGCTTTAATGGGGGGTAAGGATTACGATGTTACCCCAAATAGGCAAGCAGAAAAAGATGTTTTGGCGCAAATTTCTTCTCTGCAAGAGCAGAAAGCATCTATTGATCCAGCCGTAGATGCAGCAAGAATTGCCAAACTTGAGAAAAAAATAGCTGGCTTTAATCCTGAAAAAGCAACAGCAGCTATCGATGAACACCTGGCGAAATTCGAACCTGATCTACGTTATAAACAAGCTACAGAAACTGCTATTTCCACCCAAGCAAATCTTCTTGGTTTAGGCAAGGGAATTGTAACTCCTCAGTTAGAAAAAAGTTTAATCCAGCAAGCAAAAGCTCAAGGCATTACCGCAAGTGAAATGCCAAGCTATATGCGCGAGCAATTGTCTTCTAGTCAAATTACACGTCCTTATTTACTGACGGCAGACCAAGAGAAACTTCAGCTTGAATATGGCAACATAGGCCGAGACAAGTCAGGCTTAATCTCTAATACTTATCAATCCATACTCCCTGGTAATCAAGCACTTGCCAGTTCGTATGGTTTAAAGCCAGGACAAGGAATGTCAATCGGAGATATTGAACACTTAAAAAATGTAGATATGCAAAACGTTGTTAATGCTGGCATGGCAAAAGTTGAAAATATTCGCGGGTTGTCTAGTATGCTTGGTCTTATTGGTTACGCATTAAGCTAACCTTGTTATAATTTAAATAAGGAACTGTTTGTTTTAAAAATGGCTAATTTAAGCGATCGCGTCAAGAACCCCGCGTTTGATCTTCAGTCCGGCACTGCCGATGACTATCTTTCGCAAGAAAATATCGCTAAGTTCCAAGATCTTCTTAATCGCCTGCAGCGTTCCAAGATGGAGCAAGCTCAGCAAGGCGCACGCGAAACCCGTAAAGGCACCTTTGCTCAGGGCATCGCTAGCATGATGTCCAACTTCTAATTTTATTTTTAAAATGGCTAAAATTTCTACAGAATTTGGGCAAAGCCCTAAGTTCTTCGGCCGTGAGGATTACTTACAAAACTTAAAGCGGGGCGTCAGCAGTCAAGAAATGCTTGATTTTGTCGAGACTAACCCTAATTTAATGAAAGGTCAATTTCAAGAGCAAGTTCGTGACGAAATGCGTCAAGGAGCTTTGCGAGAAGCAAAACGAGTCAAAAACCCTGCAAAAGATCTTCAGTCCGGTACTGATAAAGATCTTCAGTCCGGTACTGATGACGATTATCTCTCGCAAGAGAATATTGGAAAATTCCAAGATCTTCTTAATCGCCTGCAGCGCTCTAAGATGGAACAATCCCAACAAAGTGCGCGTGAATCTCGCAAGGGTACCTTTGCTCAGGGTATCGCCAGTATGATGTCTAACTTCTGATTTTAAAAACCATGGCAGACGAAATGCTCGATCTTCCTTCTACAGAAGACGACTGGTTTGATATTGATAAATATCGCCAGGCGGCTGGCGTCGCCTATGAGTTTTCCAAGAAGAAAATGGAAGAAGCCGGTGAACAAGAACGTCAAACCCGTCGTCAACAACAAGAGTTCTCTCAAGCAGACGAAGCTAGGGAATACAACCAGTCTCAACGATCGTATAAATTCTGAGTTGTTTGAGCTTTGGCTCGACAATCAAGACTCAGCAACGCAGGAAGCATTTCTAGCGTTTGCTGCGTCTAATTATTCCTTGATTGAGTGCTACCTCTACGCTCGCTTCCTGGGCTACTCTGGAGCAATATCTTCTTGTGACTGCTGGTATCAACAGAACTATCCCAAGCCTGACCACAGGGAGATTTTGTTATTTGAGATTCAGGAGATGCAAGAAGATATTAAAAAACTCCGCGACGACATTGAGGCTGGTGTTGTAAAACGTGATTCAGGCGTTGCTCGTATTGCGGCAATGCAAAAAGAATTACGTAGTACTATTTCTCAGGTTGAAACTTTTACATCTAATAAGGATAAAAAAGGTTTGTTAATGGCAGGTGCCGATAGAGCATTGCGTGAAATACTTTCTATTTTTAAAGATGAGCCCATTGAAGGACCTCTGCAAGATGCCTCAATGAGTGTATGGGCTAAAATGCAGTTAAGCGAATAATTTTCATGTCTGAAAATAAAATGCCTCCTGAACTCCTGGAGCACTTCAAAAAGAAAGAAGCCAAGAAGGAAGATGGCACGGAAATGAATGACAAAGAAAAACGTCGTGCTGCCTTAGATAAAGCACGCAAGTATAAAGAACAAAAAGGTAAGAAATAAGTTAGTATCGTAGTACTTACGCATACTTTACGTGGCTTCTCATATCCATCTTGCTTATCGACGTACAGCACTTGCCGCTGCAAAAAATCGTCAGATACGCAAGACGGACAATCAAGAAGACCTGGAACGAGCACGAGAAGACTTTGGGTTTTTCTGCGAATACGTAGCAGATAAGCCACCTGCACGGCATCATAAGGAATGGCACAAGTACCTGGTAACACAAGACGATAGTCAGTGTCTTGTAAAAATTGGTGGACCGAATATTGATCTCTTAGCTCCACGGGGCTCAGCCAAATCTACTGTCCTTGGTTTGTTTACGGCATGGGCTATTGGAGTGCATACGGCCGTTAAAAAACCATTGCAAATTCTTTATCTTTCTTACACGGTTGACATCGCACGTTCTAAGTCGGCAACGATTAAAAGAATTATTGAAAGTAAAAAATATCAAGAAGTTTTTCCAACGGTAAAGCTTTTAAAGAACGTAACCAGTAATGAGTACTGGTCAATTGACCATAAGTTTGCAGGTATTGACACAACCGGTGATGAGCAATTTACTCTTTGCGCTGCTGGCTTGAAAGGCTCGGTTACATCCAAGCGCTCTCACCTTTGTATCATTGATGACCCCATCAAGAGTTCATCCGATATCTCTAACCCTGACATCAGGAAAATGATGCAGGACAATTGGAACGCTGTGATTGCACCAACGATGTTTGAAGGGGCACGAGCGATTTGCCTTGGAACTAGATTCCGGCATGATGATATTCATGCGACTACTTTTAATGCGAATAACAACTGGATGCAGATTGTTCTTCCGGCTGTTACCTCAGATCCCGTTACTGGAGATGAAGAATCTTATTGGCCGGAAATGTGGTCCTTATCGTATCTGAAAGAGAAAAAACGTCAGGCACCAATTGCTTTTTCCTTTCAGTACATGAATCAGATTGTCAGACAGAACGAGTTGTCACTCGCTCCAGAACTCTTGATTAAAGCTGAAATTGCCACTGAGTTTGATTGTCTTGGCGTAGGGGTTGACCTATCCTCTGGCACAAAAGAAAAGAACGATTACACGGTGTTCGTATTGGGTGGTCGTATTGGAGACACAATCCACATTATTGATTACCGCCGCTTGCGAGTTATGGGCAACCTAGAAAAACTAGATACTCTCAAAGAACTGCTTAACGATTGGTCCATCATTGGTAAAGATCAAAACGATATTTATTTCCCTACTCATTCAACGTGTGACGTATGGTCTGAAGCGGTGCAGTACCAGGCTTCTTTAGAGGCTGATTTTAAACGCATCTGCTTGACAGGCGAAAATCTCTACAACTTAATCTGGCATCCGGTCAAGGGATTCCGTGGCGACAAACTTGCACGTTTCCGTGGAATTATGGGTATGTTTGAAGATCGTAAAATTATCTTCAATCGGTACCGCACCTTTACTGCAATGTTTGAGGAACTTACCAACTTTGGTGTTAGTGGTCA